CTTTAATCCATTTTTCATTATTAAACGGTTCTGAAGATTTAACTCAGGTACCCAAGAAATTTTAAATCTACCATTTTCATTTGGTACAAATAAAACGCCATTTGGATTATCTTTTACACCACCGTGCCAATTAAAAGAACCTGTTGTTATTAACGATTCACTTTTGCAGTCTTCATTAAAATCAACTTGTTCATATATTTTTGTTAAATTAAATATTGATTGTTTTGCTTCGTCTCTAAAAGCGTGTTGTTCAGTTCTTGGAAATTGTCTATAAAATTCATTTAAACCGTCTTGATCTTTTTTTAAACCATTAACTTCATTTTGCCAATATTCAATTACTCCTATTTTTATCTCTTGCCCGTGAGGTCCAAAGGTTTTTTTATTTGGAGTTTCGAAGACAGGTAATCCATGAGAATCAATGTATCCTTCGTAGTTCCATTCCATAGGTATGAACAAAGAATAGAGTCCTGAGCGAGTCTGTCCATTGGCGTTTCTTTCTTTAATATCTGAATCATAGTATAATTTTTTAAAATTATCACCACCTTTATCTAAAGCGTTTGATGTTGAACCCATCATACATTTACCTATTATCTTACTACCTAATCTAAGTGTTGTTTTTGTAACGCGCCAATTATTTAATATATTGTTTGGTCTTTCCCATTTACCCGATTCATCATGAACGAGGAGTTTGAGCTTTTCACCATCGTAGGAGTTATCACCGGTGTTTTTCCAGTCGATTGTGGTATCCAAACCGGTAATTTCTTTAAGGGTTTGATTGGCGTCAAGTTTTCTACGGGTAAACTTGGATGCTGGTACTCTGTAGGCAAGTTCGGTTTTTGGACGGTCCATACCGTCTTGGATCGGTTTAAAGAAAAATGGATAGTTAACGGATATTGGTACAACCTTATCTGTGAACATCTTTTTAGCATCGGGGCCAGATTTGGACAAAATCCCAAACCGTGAATCCGTTGAAATGGTCGCCATGTTGACGGTTTCGCCAGAGGCCATGAATGAAAATCCGGAACGCCTGTTTTTGAGATAGCACATACCATAACACCTGTAGTCTGCCCTGCAAGCTTCCCAGAAAATATAGAATAATCTATTTGATTCCCTAAAGTCTGGTTGCCCAACATCAATTTTGGACCACTGCAAGTACATATAGTGAGTACCAGTAATGTAAGTAGCCACGTTTTTATTATAGAACCAAAAGCCTTGTTCTCTTCTATTAAATTCTTTATCAATGTAATCATACCATTCTTCTTTAAATTCTATTGGATATTCTTCCCAATCAAAAACAGATTTGATTTTTTTTAATTGCTTAGGATACTCTGTGTGACTCCATTTATTTTCTTTAAACTCTACTATATCATTTTGTTTAGGTAAAGCTATTTTTAAGTTTTGTATTTCATATACATCGCCTATCTCACCCGTTTTGCTTATAATTATAACATCATGTTCTTCATTATAACCATATTCCCATTTTTTATACCTATTGTTTCTTTTTAAAACTTTAGGTTTAATATGGTTTTTTAATATTTTATATAAACTTTGCTCGTACATTACTTAGATCTTCCTTCAGCAAAACCTTTAAAAGACTTTTCTTCTTTTATTTCTTTAGGTTTTTCGTTTAACAAATCTTCTTCAGCTTGTATTCTAGTTAGTATTTCAAATGCATCAAATATGCATAGTTTTTTAGTTGCAGCGGCGTTTTTAAGTCTATCTGCTGTTATATCATCTCCAGAATCAACAATAGCCTCTTTAGCGACTTTAATCAGTTCTTCAACTGCTACTTGCCCAGCTAGGATTATATTCTTCTTCGTTTCCTTTATGTTCATATTTAATTACAATATCATTTGATTTCATACAATATAGTCTTTCTTTATCTATTAAGAATTCCCATTCACCATTAGGTGTGTAACCAACTAGGTCCCCTATGTTTATATCTAGCTGTTCTAAGACGTTATTTCCATACTTTAATATACCAACAAGACTTTTTTCTTTGTCGTTGACTAAAGTGTCTTTATTAACTATAGGTTTTATAAAACATCTATTGTTTATAGAGTTCCAACCCTTTTTATTTTTATACAAATAAATTTGATCTAAAGCACAAAAATATAGATTTTCTTTAAAAAAAGATCTACTTTTTTTCTTTTTACCTCTTGAGTCATAAAAAGTTCTAAAAACGTTTTGATGTATAATTAATATATCTCCAATTTTTATATTTGTTTTAAAGGCTAAAGGTATAGCTTTAACTATAGCATGCCTATTTACAAATTTAAAACTTTCTATTTTGCTGTTTAATACTAAACTTTTGTTGTTTATTTTTATTTCGTTATTGTATTTATCACCTAGCGGTTCTACAATAAAGTCATATAAGCTATTCATTAATATTCTAAATCATACTCAACTGATATTGCCATGTTAGAATTAAACTTCTTCCACGGCAATATTTCGTTGTTTTTCTTTATGTGTATATTATAAGAGTTGTCTGAATCATCTAGTAGAATGTGAGATATTTCGTGACCACCGTAAACCTGTTGTCCAACAGCGTAATGCATGGCGTCATTCTTATAATCAGATCCAATACTAATCTTTCTAATATTATTTGTCATCTTCTTTTTCAATATCAGTATAAGAACCATCTTGAAGATCAATATTAACTTGACCGTACTCGTCTTCTAGTTCTTTTTTAGTAGAGTCTATTTCTTCAGATACTTTTTTTACTTCAACACGTATGTTTTCTTTTTGTAAATCTAAAACACCTAAAGATCTTAATAATCCATTTAATTTACCTTGTTGATCTTTTACAGTTTTTAACTGTTCTTCTGTAATTTGTTTTTTTTGCTTTTGCCATTATTTGATTTTATTTAATTGTTTATAATTATATAGTTACTTGTTTTTTTATTATTTACACACTATAAAGTCACCTACCGCTACACCAGCACCTGCTACAGCTGTAACATAATCTACAGCTACTGGAAGTATTGATCCAGACTGTAAACCTTCAAAAGTTATAGCCTGTCCAGCTACTGGTGGTCCACCTCCAACCGCAGTAACACCCGATAGTATAACACTAATAGTTGCGTCTGCTGGCATTACACCACAATATATTACAGATGAATTAAGGTTAGTACCTAATGTCCCACTTTGGTTTTCAAATAACCAAGCCGGTCTAACGTCTATACTAGCTATCATAGCTGCTGTTAAGGGCATAGCTTGTCCTATTATGCCGTCATTTGTTGGAAATTGTCCCATTTTTTTTTATTTATTTGTTACTTATTGATTTATACTTTTCAAAACCACGTGAGCCAAAATAAGCTACATACACGGTTGTTAATAATTGCTTTAATAATTCTATCCATTCTTGCTCAACTGTAAAAGATATTTCATGGTGACTATCAACCCATATAAAAGCTATAGCCATAAACGATAAAAATATAAGAGCTAATGGGCGCGTGTTTTTACTAAGCCAAGAGTCTGACGTCATATCTGACTCCCAACGTCTTGTTATTTGGTCTTCAGCTGTTGCGGCCGCTTTTTCCACTATAACTTGAATTTCTTTTTTAATTTCAAGTTTTTCTTCCTCTGTAGTTGTTAGTTTATCAATAACATCACCAACATCTTTGATGACATTACCGCTTAACCATTGCCAAATTTTTTTCATATAATTATTTTATTCTTTCATAATATAGCGTCATATTTCTATCTCCATTCATTACAACTTTAATTCTATTACTATTTATTATTTCATATACTAAATCGGCGTAAAAACCACCATAGTCTTCCCAAGAAACAAAAGTATATAATTTATTTTTTTTAATTTTAACAAATTCTTCAGGTGAATATATAATATCTATATACAAGCAACCTCTTTCATCTTCTTTTTTTACAGTCTTGTAATTTAAGAATTTAAAATAATCTGTTTTCTTGTGTTTTGAAATAACTAAAGTATAATCAGTTTTTTCACTTTCCCAAGTTCCTACGAAGTTTTGTAAATTTTCTTGTGACGATATTGTATTTATAAAAATAAAACAAAACGCTAATAATAAGTTTTTCATATAATTAAATTTAAATGTTATATTTATATAATTACATGTTTTACAATTATTTACGCATTCATTTCGTAATTATTCATATCTTGTTGGGATTTTAAAAAGTCAAATTGTAATTTTCCTTTACTTTTATCATCTACGCTAGCTACATTATTCAAAGCTTCTAACAAGGATTCATCAGTAAAATTTTTAACAAAATCATTATTTATACTATTTAATTTTTTATCTGACATTCTTTTTTTAAGACTTTCTTTAGTGAATTGCTCACCTGGCTTCATTCCAAGTGTTCTTCTAAATTCATGAAAATTAGCATATAGTTCCCCTTCCTGAGAATTATATCCATAGTTTCCAAATCTATTTGGTTGATCAGTTCTTTTTAATATACTTCTTAAATATGGATCCATAGCCTTATCTAGTCTTGTAGAGTGAAGAAGCTCGTGTTCGCCAGCTGCCTTAGAGCTTGTTTGACTAAACTCATCATCGTAATAATATGAATTTGTAGAATCACCTTGATTATATCTCATATCTCTCCAATCGTTAAAACTAAATGGTTCACTATTAACGCCTCCAGAAATAGAAGCCATATCAACTGTTTTAGGCGATACATTTATTACATCGTTTCTACTTGGCTTACCTGGTTCATAACTTATTCCAAATGGTTTTCCAGTAACCTTAGAAAACTTAGTTGGTTGACTATAGTATTTAGAAAACATATCAAAGTCTACAGTTGTGTCATCAGGATCTACAGACGCCATTGTACCATCAGATTGTTCATTTAAAAAAGTAAATTTTTTATCAGTTATACTTGAAAGTGTATTATCTATATCTGCTTGACTATATAAACTACCCGCCACATCTTCAGATCCTTTTATTCCAAATGGATTTTCATAATCATTATTGTAAACAGAAACATTAGGTTTTCTAACATTACCACTAAACTGTGCTTGTTCTCTTAGTCTTTGTTGTGTTATATCATCTGAATACCAGTCGTTAAAGTTATTTAATGATTGATATTGATAGTTTTCTTGTTTGTTTCTAGGGTCTAAATTTAAATTTTCAATATTTTCTTTAATTTTAGCCCTTTTTTCTTCAGCATTTAAGCCAAATAATATATTATCCTTGTCTCTAGGATCATTTATAGTATACTGATACGGGTCAATAGATCCAGAGCCAGTATGGTAATTATTAGATATTACTAATGCATCTGAAGGAATATTTGGACCTGTAAAAGCTTTTCCTCTAAATCCTAATCTAGGAACACCTTTGCCCGGTTGGGAATTACCAAAGTTAGCTGGTAAACCTTCTTTGTTTGAAAACAAATAACTATTTAATTCACTCTCACTAGCATTAGGATATTTAAGCTTCATAGCATCTAATCTAGTTTTCCTGTATTTTTCATTTACAGAATCTCTTGACGCTACCGCGTCTTTAGCTTCGTTTTTTTCGATTTGTATTTTAGTAGGCTTAATAATTGACTTATTTGTTCTTAAATTATATTTATCAACTACATTTCTTTTGTCTTCAACTTTAACTTTCTTTTTGTCTAGCCCATGAAGCCCTTTTGTTCCATCATGAAACTTTAAAGGACTATTATTAACACCACCTTGTAATCCTTTAAAAAAATTCTTTTTTAATCCCATAATTAAGCGTTTTCAGTTTTATCATAAGCTTCTTTTTCCCATGGTAAATTTTCAGCACCTTCATTCATGTCATCTCTTGAAAACTTTTTTCCTTCCCAATAAACATTGTCTTTATCGTAACCTAATCTACCATCTTTTATTTGCTTAATGTGTACCATCTCATGGTCCACAACTTCTTGTTGTTGTTTTGGATCTTTAATTTCTTTGTTTACAAGTATACTACCATTATTAGTAGCCATACCTAATGTGCCTTCGTCCATATCAACATGTAATATAGGTGTATTGCCTAATTCTTCATTATATGGAGATCCTTTCATCTTAAAACCCATTTTTAATGGAGATGTTCTTTTTTCCTTAGCAGCCTTAAAAGCAGCATCATTACCGGTTCCAGAACCACTTCTACCACGCATTTTACCCCATTCAGGATTATGCATCATAGAGCTCCAACAGTGTTTTATAGGTGAACTCATATATTGATTTTATTAAAATAAGCCCGCGACAATTAAGCCGCGAGCATATTTAAGTTAGTTAGTAGTATTATGCTACTGCAGAAATTGCAAAGTCAGAAAAATACATTTGCACTGGAGTTGCTGCTTCGTCAAGTCCTAATTGAACTGTTGATTGTACGCCTCCTGGATTAGCTGTCATTGCTGCATATACAGCTTTTTGTGGTGATTTAGCTCCGTTTGTAATATCTGGAACACCAGCAGTACCATCTTTAGTTGTTCTTACAGTAATACTTATTACTCTTTGACTTAAAACCGCAGCTGGTACAGCTGCAGAACCATCATTAGCAATAGCGTATCCTGCTTGAGTACTTACAGCACCTTCTAATACAATTGATAAGATTCCTGTTGCATCAGCGTATGATACGCTTTGGATTTGATCTACGTTGACTAATTCAGGCCCTTGTGTTAATAGTGCGTTTGAGTCAACAATGTTGAATTTTAAAAATTTTGACATTTTGTTTTGTTTTTTGGCCGTTAAGCCTGGTTTGGTTTACTATTATTTTGAGTTTTATACAGTTCTCTACTGTTTTATTTTTTCATACCACACATAGATGCAATACCTTTCTTTAACATTATTGCTGGCTTACCTAAAGCTTTCAACATAGATTCTGATGCGCCAGATGCGTCGCCTGCATATCCCATATCGCCAGATGCTCCAGCCATTTGGTTAGATCTCATATCTTGTGCTAAAACATTGTGACCCATGTCACCAGCCATTTTGATAGGCATTGTTTTGCCATCAACCTGCATTGTAGTAGCTGAAGGATCTTTTTTTAAAGTTTCTGCTTTAATAAAACCTAAGTTTTTTGCTGCTGGTTCTTCATACATTTTAGCTGGGTGCTTGTCATAGTCATGAAAAATATTTGATTGATCTCCATGTGAAGAACCTGTACTACCGTGGTAACCTTTGTCTGTTCCTTTGTAGTTTTTATAATCTATATGTTGATCTGATTGATCACCTTTCATTGACCCATGCATTTTAGGTGCGTGATTTCCTGGCCCACACATTTTAGCAGGGTGGTCGTGTTTGTCGTGTTCACTGTTTTCTAAATAGTGTAGTCTAGCCGAAGCTGTCAAGTCTTTGTCGTAAGCTTTTGACGCGTCATATTTTTGCGCGTAATGGTTGTTTCCTGTGTAACCCATGATTGTTTTTTTTTATTGTTTTGGTTTGGTTTTTATTTTAACATTTCCAGCGTTTTCTAGCTGCTTTACCTCTTTCGCCAGTCCAACCCTTGGATCTAGCGCAGAATGATTTTCTTCTTTTAGCAGCCTTACTTCCTGGTTTTACGTCACCGGTTACCGCTGTTTTTAATTTACTTCCTGGATTCTTTTTTCTATATTCCTTAACGCCTTTGCTAGTCATACCAGCACCTTCGTCAGTAGTTCTAAAATTTCTTCCTTTACCCTTAGTAGTTTTTCTTATTTTGCCTTTTTTAGGCAAAGCAGAGTTAAATGGATTGTCTGACTGTATATACATGCTTATTAAGCTTTAACACAGTTGTTAACCATTTTAATTTTCCCTCCTTTAGTTTTTTTACCACTAGGTGATTTCTTTTTACCTTCAGCTTTATAACCTTTCCAGCAAGTTGCTTTTTTAGTTATTGGACTTGTTTTTGCTGAATGTTGAATTTTTCCTATAAACATATTATCCTATTTTTGCTCTTGTAGTTATTGGTACACTAGAGTCACATGTTCTGCAGGGCGCTTTTAGTATTTGCATACCTTTTATACCTGAGCTTGAACCTTCTCCGTGAGCTCTGCCTTCTTGGTTTAATGGCCCGTCCCAAACATGAGATTCACCCACTATACCTACTTTAGTTCCAGGTTTTAATTTCTCCATTGAAGGATCATATTTTCCGTGATTTGACATATTTTTTTATTTATTATTAATTTTTATTTATAGTTTTTATTTAAAAATGTTTCCAATACTTTCAAACGCTCTTCCTACAAAACCTTTGCCTCCAGCTTGATAATCTTTAAAGTTTTGCATTTTTTTCTTTAATCTATTTACTTTTCTTGTTCTACCAGCGGCCATAGCGTCATCAATTCTAGCTTGAATAGATGGTTCATTTCTTTTGTAAGTACCTAAAAAAGAATTTCTATGTTCTTTGTTTTTTAAATTAGAACCATCAAAACCTTCTGAAATACCCATTTTACTTTGAAAATCATATTGAGTACTTGGTGGTGTTGATGGAGTAGATGTTGATGATGGTGTTGTTGTGCTTAAGGTGTTTTTAGGATTTGAGTAACTTCCTCCTTTTCCTCCACCCATAGAATTAAGATTTGGAAGACTTGGAAGGCCTAAAGACTTATTTACCGCGTTAGTGTCTTTTACATAATTAGTTTTAGCACCTGAAGCAACAAGATTACCTATATTCATAGCGTTTTTATAAGCATCAACAGCACTGTAAGCGCCTTTTGAAGGATTTTTCATAGCTACAGGAGATAATGCAGCTGTTTTTTCTAAATTATTACCATAAAGAGAACCTGCAACTTGTTGTGCTATAGGTTTAAAAGAATTTAATTGACCACTTTCACCTATGTTGGCTGGGTCTATAATACTTGGATCTTGTACGTTGTTCATATCGTTATTTGTTATTTGTGGTTTTCCAGCTGGTCCATATGTTAATAAATCTTGTTGTCTTTGAATTATATCTCTTTCTCTAGCAGCGTTTTGATAAGCCATGCCAGTTTTATCTCTATCGCTAACAACATTTTCACTATATCTTAGTTCATCTGGTAATTGAAAGTTTTTATATCTTCCATCAATATTATTTCCTAAACCATTAGCCCATTCTACTTTTTCAATTGGTTTTTCTGCAACTTCTTGCCCTGTAGCTTTTAAATAAGAATCTCTTTTCCACCATGGTGTTCCATCGTTTATACCACCTGGAGCAAATGCAGCTGCATCTCTAGCTTCTTTTGCATCAACCTGCGCTTTTAATTGCGGATTTAGTTGGTATGGCATACTTGATTTAAAACTCATGTTTATCTGTGTTTATCTTTATTTACGTTATAAATAGCTTTTGTCAGTACTTTATCTGTATAACTATTTCCATTTATTATTTTGTTTCTTCTTCTACTAATAGGTAAATCTTCTTCACCTAACATTATTTTATAAATTTTGTTTATTAATTGTTTAAATTTAAAAGAAACATTATATATATTGTACTTCTGTGTTGTTCTATTTCTATTTCTCCAAACAACTATCCAGCCCTGCTTAAGAAGTCTGTTCCATCGGCGATTATCCCAACTATATGAGTAACTACCAGTTTTGAAATCTTGTTTAGTGAAATACTCTATAGATTCTAAGTATATTAACAATTCTAAATCAGCGTCATTTAAGTTGTTGTTTTTACAAGCCCACTTTCGGATTATACGGTAGTGTTTTAACAGATTAAGATTTTTTAAATCTACTGCATCTAGCTTTCTCATAAAACAACAACTACATCTTGTAATTTAATGACGTGATAGGTTAAATCACCTATTTCTATTTTGTGACCCGCGTGTCTATCAAAGAATATAGTATCTGATTGCTTTAAACCTTCGACCTCATTTCCAATAGATATAATCTTAGCCTTTGTATATCTAATGTCTTCTCTATGTGACTCCGCAAGAATTAAACCACCTTTTGTTTCTGTGGTTACTTGTTTTTCTTTTTCTATTATTAAATTTCTACCTATTGCTTTCATCTATTCTTATGTTATTTATTACACAATCAGTTGAAAGTATTGTAGTAGCTACTGACGCCGCGTTTTTTAAAGCGCTTTTAGTAACTAATAATGGATCAATTATACCATAATCAATCATGTTAACTGTTTTACCAGTAATAACATCTAAGCCTCTTCCTTTTATCTTAGGTATATCAATGTCTATTATACCAGCATTTTCTAATATAGTCTTAAATGGTGCTCTAATTGCCTCTAGCAGTATAGTCTCTCCATCTGACTTAGCTTTTATATTAGAACTAGCGTTTAATAAAGCAATTCCACCACCTGGCACTATACCTTCTTTAATAGCGGCTTTAGTAGCACAAACAGCGTCTTCAACTCTATCCATTTTTTCTTTTAATTCGATATCTGAATTAGCACCGACTTTAACAACTGCAATTTTTGCAGCTAACATGGCTAGTCGCTTTTCTAGTCTTATAGTTTTGTCAGGAATTTTACATACTAACAATTCTTTTTTTATATCTTTTATAATTGTTAAAGACTCTTGATTTATTTCTTTAAGTTGAATTATAGTTTCTGTTTTATCAGTAACAGACTTTAAACATGATCCTAAATGTTCTATTTGAATCATATCCATATCATCGCCTAAATCTTCGTTTATTAACGTAGCACCTGTTAAAAGAGCTAAATCATCAAACATCTCTTTTCTGTTAACACCTAGTGTAGGTGCTTCAATTACATTTACTTTTATATTACCTTTAGTTTTATTCATTGCTAAAGCCGATAAAACTTCTGGACTTAAATCACCTATAACCAGTAAAGGTTTATTGTTTTTTATTACGTACTCTAAAACACTTTGTATTTGTCTAATACTTTCTACTGGAGATTCTATAAGTAAAACAAGTGGATTAGTTAATTCCGCTGTATTTTTAGCTTTATTAGTAACAAAATGAGGACTAGTTAATCCTTTAAAATATTGAGAACCCTCTATTACTTCAAGCTCTGTTTTACCACTTTCTGACTGCTCCATCATTACAACACCTGTATTATCTACAGATCTAAACGCATCGGCTATAATTTTACCTAGTTTATTGTCGTTGTTTGTAGATATAGTTGCTATTTGATCAATCATATCATTTTTAACTGGTAATGATATTGATTCTAAATATTTAATTACTTTATCAGTAGCTTTATTTATACCTTCCTTTATTTCTCTAGAGTTACTAGTACTTGAAAGCTTATACGCTTCAATTAAAATAGCATGAGCTAATACCGTTGCAGTAGTAGTTCCATCACCAGCTTCTTTTACTGTTTTTCTTGCGGCTTGTTTTAATAAACTACAACCTAAATTTTCTATAGGGTTTTTAAGTATTACACTATCTGCAACTGTTACACCATCTTTTGTTATGGTTGGGTTTCCAAAGGAATCTTCTAGCAAAACACACTTGCCGCTAGCTCCAAGTGTAGAGCTAACAGCTTTTGTGAGTTTTTCTATACCTTTAAATACTTCTTGCTTAGCTTCGTTTCCAAAACTAAGGTTTTTTACTATCATGTCTGACATAATTTGATTTAATTAAATTTGATTTATTTTATTTAAAAGTTTTTACAACCTTAGGTCCATTTGCAAATTCTATTTTTTTAGCATAATGAGCAACTGATGAATCAATAGCTTGTTCTGCTCCTTCTAATGTTTCGCGTCTGGTTACATCAATCCAGTTTTCGCAACATGTATCTTTTTCAGGATTACATTCACATTTTGGATCTTTGTATTCGGTTTGGTAAAAACCATTTGGTAATTGTACAATACGCCAGTTCTTTTTGTCAGCTACATGCTTCCAAAGGTTTAAGGTTTCTTGTGTTATTTGTGGTTGACTATTCCACGAACTAGTCTGGTAAAAAAATGTCATTGGTTTCGGTTTTAAATTAGACATTGGTTATTGCTCTCACCGAGCAGGTATATTTCTATTATCACTTGATTTTAGCAGTTTTTACATTAAAAAGTAGTTGCATTAAATATTCTATATTTTAATTTTATAGATATACTTATTACACCAGTTGGCAAAGCACCATTTGATGCCTTGTGTAATGTAGTTGCTGTGTTGGTTTTATAAGTTCTTGTCTGTAATGGAACATCTCTTGCACAAAACCCATAACTTGGATTTACAGGTGTTCCTTGTGAGGCACTTAATATTTCATTTATTCTTGTTCCAGGTAGTGTAGATATTA